CGGGTCTTTTCCGTTGGGTTTCGGGTTTTTCGGCTCTTCGATTGGCTTTCCGATGGCTGAATGGGGTAGCTCCCCTCGGCGGATGGCTGCTCGAGTCTTCTCGCGCTCGTAAAAGCCCGCCGCGGCGTCATCGACGCCCTCAATCGGGTTGTTTTGGCTTTTGAAGCCGGGTTTATCGGCCATAGGCCCCCCAAATGGCGATTTTCGGCTCTATTCGGAGATATTCACCGAAATTCCCTACTTTGCAACCCCTTCGACGCTATTGGCGTATTCTTTGCGAGCGATTCTGGCCGCATTCAGGTAGTCGGCCTCCGACTGTCGCGCTTTCTTCCGCGCGCTCTGCCGATCCCGAGCGGCTACCAGGTCGTCTATGTCCTTCTTGCCCATCTGGATGGCTGCGAGCAGATAGCCAGAAAATTCTTCAACCGCGTCGGCCAGCTGACGCGCCCTCCAGGCTTCTTCGGGTGATGCCGCTGTTTTGAACTTCGACATCGCCCAGTCGCGGGTAGCCCCGAGCGCCTCGGTAAAGACGCTGTCTCGAGCAAGCGCCTCCGCTCGAGCGCCACGCTCCTGATGATTCACTTCGGCCACCCCCCGGTGGGCGCGGGTCGACGCCGCCTGGCGGTCTTCTTGGCCTTCGGCTTCGGCTTTTGGCCTCTCGACGCAGCCGCATCCGAGTCGATCTTGTCGAGCATCCGCCGGGTGTTGACGTTCGTTCCGCCAGCCCCTCCTCCCTTGCCCATGACCTTGTCGAGAAACTTCGCCATCTGGTGCCTCCTCCTATGTCATTGGTGCGCTGCCGCCTGGCGGCGGCGGAATCGGTGTCGGCTCTGCCGGCGCCTTCGTGGGCTGCCCAGGCGGCGGAATCCTCCACGCCATGTCAGCCTCCGCCGCGTAACCGGCAGCCCTGAGTTCCTGAATCTTGACTTCGTGGTCGAGCTCGGTCTTCTTGATCTCGAGCATCAGCTCGTCTCGCTTCAGCTCGACCTCCTGCCGCTTCAGTTCGACCCTCATAAACTCGATCTCTTGCGCCTTCTCGACGGCAATCTGGGCGAGATCGGGCGGCGGCTCGGGCGGCTCGACCGTGCTCGGGTCGGTGAAATACTGCTCTGGAGAGCGGAACCCGAGCGATTCGACGAGATCGCTCACCGTGTTGAAGACGTTCGTCGCCGAAGCCATCTGCGGGAGCCCTGCCTCGTGGAGCGCCTTCTGGACCTCCCCAATTGTCTGGAGATTCATCGACTTCTCCATCTTCGAGCCGTGGCCCAGCCCCACCGTCACCTGACAATCGACCTCGGTCGCCCAGCTTGTCGGGTCTACGTGGACGTACTCACCGCGCAGCCGAATTGTCATCCCTCTGGTGTCGTGCTGCATCAGCAGCATGTAAATCTTCTCGAACAGGTTCTTCACGCCAGTGTCAGCGAAAATCCGCGCGTAAAGCGTGGTCCGCGTGGCTGCCGCCGAGCTCTGCACCATCGTCCCGTAGACGTGCTTCGAGATCGAGTCCGGGTTGATTCCCATCGCCTCCGGGCTGATCCCCGTGCGCGTCTCCTTCATCTTCGAGTGAACTTCGAGGGCCGGGAGAATCTCGGAAGCGTTGCTCTTCTGCTCGTAGGGCCGCAGCGCTCCAGGCTCGTATTCCTCGATATACCCGCCCGGTGCTGCGTTGAGCAGCTGGTTCAGGTTGACCATTGGGGCAGCCGCTTCCCCGACACCGCGAGAGAGCACGATATTCCGAGGGTCGGTGGCCAAATAGGCGCAGTTCAGGAACTGACGCCACAGCGTGGTGTTGATCTCCTGAAGGTCCCCAGTGACGTCCGCGAGCGAGAGCCCGTGGAAGCGGTGTGGGACCGGGATCGGCGTGACCGACACGAACGGGTGACCGTTCGCCGGCTCCGCGTGCAAGAGTGACTGGGCGTAGTCTCCCCCTGTGACGACTTTCCACCACTCGCTCACGCCGTCGCCGTCCCGGTCCACGAGAACGTGTGATTCTGTGACATACACCGTCCGCTCGGAGTCCTTGCGGTCAGAGAACACCAGCGGGAATGAGTCGTCCTGGCTCGCTCGAATGATGGAGTCCTGATCGGTGCTGTAGACGGACTGAGAGCTAGGGATCCGCCTCACGAGTTCCGGGTCATGGCCCCAGGCGATGAGCTGACTCTCGCTGGTCCGGATGCGCTGGCCGACGAAGCGGCACGTCGGGTCGTCCAGTCCACGCGCGTCTCGGTTGATGATGAACTCCTCGGGCGCGACGTTCTCAAGCGCAATCTTCCCGCTGCGCTTGTAGCGAACGCCCTCGATGTCGTACCTGACACGCATCGGGTCGTGGTTCTCTGGAAGCGGGCTGTCTTCGTTGAGTTCTTCTCGCTCGCCGGTCTGCTGGTTGATGTGCCACGCAGTGACCTTACGCATCTCGTAGTCTTCGTCGTCAGTGACCGCCTGCAGCTCGATAAGGTTTTTGCCTTCGTAGTCCTCGAACGTGACCTGCGTCGAGTTCTCGAACCACACCTTCACGATGCCGTTCTTCTGGACAAGCGCGTCCTTGAACATGGTGTAAAGCACCATGAACCCGTTCTCTCGCGAGAAGACGTGGTTCACCACCGCCGTGGCCTGCTCGGCCGACTGAACATCGTCATCGTTCTTCGGGACGAACCTGACGACCTGAGGGCCTGAAGTGAAGATCTCCATCAGACTCGGGAGCAACCACTCGACCTGCTCGAACACGTCGCGCGTGACCACCTGGCTGCGACCTTCTCGCTCGTCACCTCGCGGGTTTCCGAAGTACTGCTGGAGCGCATAACGCCGACGCTCCGCAAGGCGAGTGCCTGTCCACCCCAGCGCAGAGTCGACCTCGCGCTGGACGACAGAGAGCAGCGAATCGTCGCTCATCCAAAGCTGCTCATTCCTCAACGCCTCGGGCTGTCGGTCTTCCGGGAAGTCCTCCGCCGATTCCACCTGAACAGCCTGCGAACCATCGAGCGATGGGTACGACACTGCATCGTCATACGGCGGCGCAGGAACGCCTTGCTCGAGTTCTCGTTCATCCACAATCTCACCCTCCTACGTCATCCACCGCGTGTTGTTCTTCGGCCTCGCGATCTTCGACACCTGGCGGATGCCGAGTGCCAGGTATCGGAAGGCGTCGGCTCCATGCGATGCCCAGCCGTGATCCGGAATGTCGGTCAGCTCGCCAGTCGAGCGATTCCGCTTGCGGCGGTAGTGGTCGAGACACGCGATCCCGTCACCCGCGCCATCTACGTCGAAGTAGCACCGCGGCAGGACGCGCCTGACAGCGTCGACCCCCTCAGCGAGTTCGCTACCCAGCTTCACGACCACCTTCTCGAGTACCCGGAAGTTGATCCCGAGTTCTTGGGCCACCGAGGTCCGCGCCACACCGGGCGTCCATTCGCGCACCTTCATGTCATGCGGTGCGATGTGCTCGCGATAGACGTAGGGCTTTTCCTGCAACACCTTGACGTAGTGAGGGAGGCCCTGGCCGGTGGCCTCGTAGTAGTCAATCAGGTGAACCCGCGCGCCCATCTGCTGGAAGAACCAGATTGAGGTTGCATCCTTCATCCCGATGTCCCAGGCCGTGGTCACTGGATACTGGGGGTCGTAGGGGAACGAGCCCACGCGCCCCTCTTCTCGGGCCTTCTTCATCAGCTCGCCGTAGTAGGCGCCCTCGACGATGCGCGGGAACTCACCGCGGATCCGGGTCTGCCAGGCGTTCGAATCAACGCCCCAGATCTCGAGGCGCTCGGCTACCCAGGCGGGGGTGATCAGCTCGGGGTGGGGCATCTCAGCATCACCGCACTTCTCTTGCCATGCCCCGCTAAGCATGTCCTCCTCGGTGATCCCGAAGGCCAGGAAGTTCGGCGTGTCCCAGGCTGCGATGGAAATCGTATTCACCGCCGACGAGTTGCAGTCGCGCTCGAAGCTGCACCCTGACACAATCGGGTTGCCAATCAGCAGCTTGCGTGCGTGGCCCCCGGCCAGGAGCGAGTCGATCTGGTCCATCAGGGCGGCCGAGATGCCTGAGGCTTCATCCACGACAACGAGGATGTGCGGCGCATGGAAGCCCTGGAATCGGGACTCATCCCAGTCGGGCGCCGTGAAGCCCCAGATCCAATGGTCAGGAGCGAACTTCAGCTGCATCGCCGTGGCATCGCCGCCAAGCGGCACCTTCGAACTCGACGCCGCGCGGTGGATCTCCCCCCAGAGCACGCCCTTGACCTGACGCTCGGTGGGCGCCGTCGTGATCACCTTCGCGCCCGGGTGGCACGTCCCGAACCACAGCGCGATGCGGCCGGCGGTCCACGACTTCCCGCTCGAGTGGCACGATGGCACGGAGGTGACGCGGTTGTCCCTCACCGACTCGAGGATTTTCACCTGCGTATTCCACGGGTCGTCGCCGAGGATCTCCTTCACGAAGAACTCGGGATCCTTCTGGCAGCGGTCGAAGATCGACGCCGCCTGGACCTGGGTGACGATGTTGAGCGCTGCGGTCACTTCACCGTCTTCTTGCGCGCCACCTTCTTCTTGACCGGCGCCGGCTCGGTGCTGCCCTCGTCTTCGGTGCCACCCGCTTGTGGTTCAGTAGGCTTGGCCGGTTCTGCGGGGGCGGGCTTCGGAGCGGCTTTCTTCACCGCCTTCTGCGCGCCCCAGCCCTTGAACTGCGCCTTACGCGGCACAGCCCTCGGCGTGCCGGGCTTGTCGATCTGCCGCTCGAGCGCGAGCAGCGCCTGGGATCGCTGCGCGCCCCCCTTCCGCTGCAAGATGCGCCTGGCTTCGGCGCCGAGCTCCGCGTCGTTCAGCATTGCTGTGGGCATGACGCCCTCCTATCGGCGGTGCGGGTCGCGTTGAGCCGGCCCGCCCGTCTTCTTGGGCATCTTGCCCAGGTCGGTGTTGAGGTCCGTGTGAGTGATCGGGGCGGACGACTGGCGCTCGGGCATCTTCGCCCGAGGGATGTCGACCCGCGCGACCTCGCCTCCGTTGGGGTGCGGCTCGTGCCGCATCCGGCCCGGAGTGTCTTCCTTTCCGCCCCGATACTGCGTCGGGTGGCTCGAGTAGCTTTGCTTCATGGTGTCCTCCTATTGCGCCAGCCCACCCTGGGCTTCCATAGCCAGGGCGCCAGCACCTCCACCCAGGCCCATCAGGACCACGGGGTAGAACTCGTCGGTGAGGTCGAAGACCTCGGAAAACCTGCGTTTACGGGGGCCGATGCCGATGATCGCATCGAAACCAGCGTCCCTGGCGGCCTGGGCGATGATCGCCTCCTGCACCGCGTAGCGGAGGAAGTTGCCCCGGAAACCCGTAGCGGCCTCGATCTCGCTCACCAGCATCTCGGCGTTCTCGACGCCGTGCTTGCGGAGCAGCATGGAAACCTTGCCCTTGTCCACCTCCAAACCCATCGGGTGCAACGTCCGCGTGGCCGCGGAGATCTCCTCAAGAAGAACCGCATGGGCGTCGGGATCGCGCTTGATCGCGTTATAGGCATTTTCCGGCACCGGCCCTCCCGTCGTGCCCTCGACCATCAGCGGCTTGCGGTAGGTCTTCTCGACATCGCGCCGCACCGAGCCGCCGTACATGACGCCGGAGTCGTGCCCTCGGTAGGAGTTGCCCCATCCAGGCTCTGGCATCCGAGGCTCCGGTGTGTAGAAGACGCCGCCCCGGATCGTGGGATTCCCCCTCTGCTCAGGGTGCTGCCATCGCTTCATTTTTAGCGTGAGCCCTTCCGGCCCGAGGCTCGCGTCTTCAGTGGCCGCGATGATGTCCGCGATCTCCTCGTCAGGGATCTCCTCGAAGACCTTCCCGCTGACCACGTTCTTGTCGCCCTTCTTCAGCGTCCGCATCTTCATCCCGGTCGGCCGGAACTTCGGCCGCCCCTTGATGGCTCCCAGGATCCCGATCCCCGCCAGGGCGCCCGCTCCGGGCTCGTCATCGCCCGCGGCGAGACCGCCCAGGCCAGCACCGAGCAGGATCGAAGCCGTGACATCGTCGTCTCCGCCGCCCTCGCGGCGCTGCCGGATGCCGTCGCGTACCTCTTGCTGGGCTGCGTTCTCTTCTCGAGCGCGGTCGAAGTGGCGCAGTAGGCTCTCGCGCTGTTCCTGGTTGACCTGGGCCTCGGTTCGGTGTGCCCACGGAGCGCCACCCGGCTCTTCGGGCTCATCGGTGGGCTCGGGGCGGCGTTGAGGCTGGATCCTCTCCCCAGATGGAGATCCCCCTCGAGCCCTTTCCCAGTGGTCGCCAGCGCCAGCGTTTCGGATTCCCGTTTGCAGTGCCCTCGCTTCGTCGAGCGTCATCGTGCCCCGGCCGGCCGTAATCTCGCTGGCCATGCCAGGCCCGTCCGCATAGCCGAGTACATTGGCTATCTGGTCGGACTGCTCGAGGCGTCCGACTGAGCGCTGCAAGATGACCTCCTCCTCGAGCAGCCGACGCCCTGCGGACTCGTCTCCAAAGTTGATGCCCATCCGCTCCTGGAACTGCCGGATATGGCCTCGCCGAGCATTTTGGCTGTCGTTTGCTTGGTAGCCAGCGAGTAGTTCGTCGACCGCATCGCTGCGCCTGGTGGCGTGCTCGGCCCCCTGGAATGCCTGTCGCTGCCGGTGCATGAAGAGGTTCGCGGAGTCCTCGGGCAGAGATGCGCGTTCCATAAGGCCAGGCGTACCCGGAGGCGGCAACTCAGCCACTTCCCCAGCGTCGAGCGAGAGCCGCGCCAGCTCGAACTCGGTCGCCGAGCTGTAACCCATATGCCGCGCCAGCATCGCCCCGTGGAGATCGTCGCCCTCGTCGATCAGGTATCCCGCGTATTCGGGCAGCTCCTCCCGGTCGACTTCGCGCACGACACGGGCAAGCCAGTCGTCGAGCTGGGCCGGACTGTTCGGGTTCTCGCCAATAGCCTCAAGCGCCTCGAACATCTCCTCGCCGCGAATCCGCTCGGCCTCTCTGTAGTCGCCATCGCGCAGCGCCTGGGTCATGCCGTCGCTCGCCTGGGTGACCTCGTCCTGCCGCCAGCTCTCAAGTTCCCCAACGGCCTCAGCCAGCTCGTTGTCGCGCAGATACTCGGCCTCGTACTCGAGATATTCGTCGCTTTCCAGATCGCTGATCTCGCGCTCGATGGAGTCGACCCGCTCCTGGGGGTCCATCGTGTCGCGGTTGTTCCGCTCGTGTGACCAGTGTTCGTAGTGCTGCTCGCGCGCCGCCTCTTCGTTCTGCTCGTACTCTTCATGGAACCGCGCTTCTTCGCGGCGGGACTGGGCGGACTCCTCCTGCCTCGCGCCGTGGTCGTCGCCACGCTGCCGGAGATCATGCGCGCGTTCCCTACTCGCGCTCTGCTCGACGTCCGGCCAGTCGTGCCCCGCGTCGTCCCAGTCCGAGGGATCCCACTCGAGCAGGTCGCCGAGGTGCTCAGCGGCCGCGTACTGCATCCGGCCCACGGCCTCGTCGATCATGTTGCTGATCTCGTCGTAAGGCTGGTCTTCGATGTCACCCAGCGCACGGGCCAGCGGTTCGACGACCTCGAACTCATCGCCTCGGCGAGCGGCGGCAATCAGGGAGTTCTGGAGCACCTGCCTCGCTTCGGCACGCTGCGCCGCTGTCCCCGGATCGCCATCGTCCATCAGGAACCTGGCGTGA